GCTGTAGAAAACACCTTGAAAGGGTTTCTCACAAATTTGTACGCACCTGGAGCGTACTGGACGGGGTGGCTCTGACACCACTCAACATTCTCAATGGTTGACGCAATGTTCTCCACTTTTATCTCCATTCCAAAAGTTAAGAACACGCGATGCACGTTCTGACACACCCACTCAAGCTCCTCCTCCTCAACAATGAGAAGGCAATCATCGCCATCGTCTAGAATGTCATACTTGCGCCCAGCCATGAAGGCTGAGACCATGAGAATCATGAGCACACAGTTGCCTAGTGCCGTATTCATGTCACCGGACATTCGACCACCTCGTGTACGGTATCGAACTCCTGTTCTGGTGAATCCCTCATTATGCAACTGCCATTTTAGCAGCTTATCAAACTCTTGATACCCTGAGCACATCTGAAGATATACCCAGTGTTCGATTTGAAGTAGCTCAAGCGAGACGTGAAGGTCAAACTTGGTTGCATCTAGAGAGACAATACGGGGCGCACTAAAGGCCTTAAGCTTGCGGACCAAGAGCTTAGCTCTGGCTGCTTGCGAAAGACCTTTACCGATTAGTCGAGTGGCAGGGAAATCTCTGCCATCGCCTTTAAACCGGTACATGGGGTGCTCGCAAGGTTTGAGATACTTTGCGAGGGCCACGCAGTACTTGGCATGTCTAAATTGAATCGCTCTGGGGTATTTTAGGATACCAGCAGAGTCTAATTTTTCAGCCTTGCTGAAGCAGGTTACTTGTGCGTGCTTCTGGGTCAAGCCTCCTTCCAGTAAATTGTCTGTGGCCATAATGTATCGGGCGCGCTTGGCACCGCGGTACAAATTAGGCATCACATACCATTCGTCAGGAGAGACGCGCGGTAAATAGCGCACAAGTTTTCGAGCCTGCTTCTTCAGGACTTTTATCCCTTCCTTGGTGGGTTGGGGTACGTCGGCCAGAACTCGATTTCTGATGGCGACGATGTGATTGTGAATACAATCGTGGTGCATAAATGGAACAAATGTTCCACGGCATTCGAAGCGGGCAATTCGCACCCATCGCCTCAAATGTTGGTCACCCAGGTCCTTTGGCCTAACGGTTATACCGCAGTGTTCGCGCATTGGTAGAAGCTCTTTCACGCCAACACATACCGCAGGTAAGGACACCGGGCCCCTCTACAGCCGAGCTTTGCTTCCGATGCCTGCACCGAAAGCGTAGCTCTTCAGCCTACGATACGCACTGTCAACGCCTTGCGATGACCAGTGCTCGTACATATACAGGGACAACTCGGTGTTGCCACCAAGTGCTTGTACTGCCCTGTATATTTGGCTGCCTCTCTCCGTCTCTGACCACTGACTTTGGTTAATCCGAATCCACTGATCAGCCGCATAGTTAAGCTCACGCATCGAGTGCATGGACCTATCGGGGTTGATCAGCACCTTGCTAGCAAGGTGGGCAAGGAGTTGCGGATGGACACCAGTGTCACGTGCGATACTATTAAGTACCGTAGTGTAAGACCGGCGCCCTGGCAGGTAGAGTTTTGGGAAGTTGGTTACAGCAAAGGTTGTGACTGCAGTACATACTGCTAGTGCGGCTGCTTTTGCTGCTCGCACAAAGGTCTCGCCTTTGGTCGCATGCAGAACCACTTGACGGCCTTGCATGTGAACAACTCCTGGAGTTAAGGAAAACTGGGCTGGGCTCCTCAGTGAGGTCACCCAGCCAAGGTTTAATGGTGCAACTCGAATCAACGAGCTGGCTGCCTTTAAACCTAGAGGGATGGCGACTGCCAAAACGCAGCTGTAGCCTAGGAACCGCCTCCAGTTAAATACTGGCGGCAAGTCCGGTTCTTCTAGGTACTCGAGACCCGACTGAACATTTTCATTGGCTGTTCTAGTTTGGTGCTCCTTCACACCATCCTGTAGTCGGTCTCGCCTGCGTGCCAGTTCTGAGCTCTCGAACTCCATTAGCCTTTGCATTTCACGGCGTTGGTTGG